GCATGCTGGTTCGGCGGCTCGTATATGACCTAACTGAAAAAGGAGCAACTGGCTCTGCAGCCAGGCGAAGATCTAAATCTTCGCGCTCCTCGACGTGTAATCCATCAGGAGACACTACAGAATAATCCGTGCCGGTCTCAGCAAAATGCCTGAGAAGCATGGACCATCCGTCTATCTCCTTAATAATTGATGGCGACTTAACCTCCGTAACGTAATACTCGAGCCTTTGCAGGTTCTTGTTAAAACGACGGCGTTTGGGTTTTGAACGATCAGGTACTTCCATTAAGCTAGGACATGCAAGATGCATATCCTTACTTGCTATTGGGCCGTAAAGGCGTAGTAGCTCTGCGACTATGTAGTCGTAGGTAACGAAGTACTTCCTACGATAGAAGGAATTCGCGTAAGCGATCCAACTAGTATAGGAACTAGGGCTGGGTGTAGATGACCAGACTGTCCGAAAACGGACAGGAGTGACGTTGACGCCTTGGAAGGCGTCGGTGCCACAGGACTCTCTAAAGAGTCCACTGATGCAACTCTTGTCGCGGTTTATTTTTAAACCAAACGACTCGAGATGTTCCATTGCGTCTCTGGCGAAAGCCGTGGGCACAATGACATCATCACCATATACTAATATACGCTCTCGCGTATATGCGTCAGGAGCCGCGGCCGAGAGTATCGCCCAAATCGTTATCGCCAATATAGGGAAGCATAAACTGCTTCCCATTGGCGCGAACTTTTTGAGATTTATAATACTCCCGTCCGGAAGCACCGTAGATGAACTCCTACAAGCCATGAGGTAAGTATAAACTTCCTCAGGGAAAAGTAGGTGCACTAGATCAACACTTACTCGATCCGAGGCCTCGTTGAGGTCAAGGGTCGCATACCTTCCATTTTCGGAGCCATATAAAGCTCCTACTTGGTTTGGGGATTGATCGGTGAAGTGAACATTACCTTTTGTAAGATAATGCGACTCCACTAACTGTACGATGGCCCTACCCAGTCCTTGCTGAACCCATTGAAAATCAACAGGTTCGGCAGATATGAGTCGGGGCCCGCGAGAATCCTTCGGGACCAAGATTACCTTGGCCGGAAGATCTCTATCCGTGACACTTTTAAAAGTGTCAAACGAATCACACACGTGCCCAGTCGAAGCGCAAAAATACGCATCGAAAGGATACATGTCTGTGATTCTCGCCGAGACATTAGTCCAACAGTATTTGCCCCAGAGTTGCTGCTTTGTAGCAACAACGCCTGGGCCATGCCGGGGATTTATGTCTTTCGGGTCGAAACGGCGGAAAACTCTTTCAAGAAGAGATTTCGCCTTGCGTGCTACTTTGGTCTGGTCATCCGCAGCAATGCGGCTGTCACGACTTTGGTAGCTAACTGCAACACGAGCCTCAAGGTCTTTGAAGCAAGTATGCAACGTACACAGGTCCTCTTCGGTTTTGGTAAACCGATCGATGACTGTTTGTGTTTGTTCATCAGAAAAGGGCAACTTGTACTTATAGTATAAGTACAGAATTTGCCTGATTACCTTGACGCTGTTCGCACAAGGGTGCTGAAGGAGCTCCCCGTTTGGTTGGAGCACGCGACTGAAGAACTCACCCAGAAATCTGGGAAGTTCACTATTCGGCACGGATTCAAATCCAAGCTTCGTAGAGTTCAGTTTCGTGTCTCCAGCTAAGGCCTTATCAAAGGCCTTGCCCAAACGAGGAAGGGTTTTCGTGAGAAAACCGATACCTTCGGCACGTAGACGAGAGTTGACCTTTTTAAGGGTCAACTTAAGACTACGAGTGTTGAACACCAATCCATGAGCGTTTGAGACGTCATGGAGTAGTGCGGCGATGATTTGATTATTTCTATCATCTAGCCTATTACTAGGTGCCATATGGCCTCCTATGCTAGGCATGCAATACACCATGATGCATTCAACGAATACTCACTACATACGATTATGGCACAAATAAAGTACCAAAAACCGCCCGCTACGGCTTAAGAAACAATCACACTAAATGGCAAACCAAGGAACAAGTATAGTCCTTGGCGCTGTATAGTGTGGTGCGACGTAAGTGTTGACGGCAAGCCGATCTTTGACAGGAACAGGGACGACTTCGATGCTTACTGGCTGAAAACAGGATCTTTGGTTTGGAAACCAAAGGGCCTTTTGTTCATCCCAGACGAGCCGCGAGATGTCGTTTACCCTTACTTCTTGTCATACGTCGGATAGCAGCGAGATAGTTATCTGTTAAGTAAGACGAGGTTGACGTAAAGGAGAGGTCCTTAAGTGGGTATTATCCCACTGCCAATTAAATGGCGGGAACATCTTTGAAGTCAACCGGATCGAACAGACACAGTAAAGAAGGGGTCCTACTTATCACTCCACCATGAGATGTACTCTTATAGGCATTTACCTCCAAAGCACGATTAAGTGCGCGCCAATTGAATGGCAATGGATGGGAAAATACCAAGTACTTCTCTCAATGTTCTTGTGAGTAAGCTAGACCCCTTCAATAACTACGGACAGTTCTCCAATGTCAAACGGGCTTACAGCCCGCCAGACAACAGGAGAGAAGCACCAGTCCCAGTGCCATCGTAGAGAATCGTCGTCGAACCGCCATTACTGGCGCAAAACGACAGAAGATTCGCGATAACATTGGCTGGCTCAGTCATGGCGAGCAGGCCCCCAACGGGGATATCTGCAACCATATAGACTGAAGTCGTAATCGGCGTCACTGAGTCCACAGTCGAGATGACAGTCTTGTCAAATCGGATCACGGACCGGCGGCGTCGATTCAATCCAGAGCCTGTCTCGGCGTGTTTAACGCTGAGACGGTGTTCCAGAGCCGGAGGTTCGTTAATTAACGCGAACACTCTGGCACGACCTTCTTGAATCAGGTGAGTGAACTCTTGTTCAGCACCTGCACTGTTCTTTACTTCGTTGGTGTTAAGTGTATTACTTAGCATGCTTTTGGTAGTGGAATAAGTCCACAAGCTTTGGTGACAAAAGTCACCTGGGTTTTAGACGCCGACTTCGTGCAATCACGAGAGAAGCGCCTAGTGTGATCTCGTTGAGAGATACACCGCTCGATAGGATCGAGCTATGTGACGGCATTCCAAGAGAACGACGATATGTCGTTTCCTTGATTGCTGGCAGAGATACAGCGGAAGTGTAATCGAGCATTTCACCGTGGAACATTGAAACGTTTACGTTTCTTCGTTCCAAATAAATGGTGCGGGCTCTTTTCACAGACCACAGGTATCGCCGTATGTTTATCTTCGGTTCCAGGTTCAGAACTTTGAATTGATCTAGGAAGCGGCCTACAGAGGCCACCCAGTCAACGACAAAGGACCATGGAATAGCGTTCCAGATAATCTGAGGGTTAAAGTTAACCCCTAGACTGTCCAGTAAGCCAAGCAGCTGTGCATGCACAACTTGGTATCCAGTAAAATTGTAATTGTACTGGATCTGAGCATGGAATAAAGAAGACTCGTGAATAGCTTGACGTTTCAGGTAGTAGTTGACCCTTTGGTTAATTACATCACTAAGTGATATAGGCCAAAAGGCTTCACTTATATCTGAGGTATCGTCATGTTCACGCCAGGCCCACCTAAAATGGCGAGTCTGGAGTCTTCCCGAACGGGTAATGAGGTCATTAACTTGACGCTCAGTCCGTGATAAGGCGGTTCGGAAACCGCTAATGTCAGACAGGAGTGGCAAGATGTTAAATGCACTTTGCAAGTGTACATCAGCCGCCCCCTTGAGGATGTGTTGCAAGGTCCTTCGCCCGATCTCTTTGATACGGGTGACAGACTTTGCGAACTCAAGTGTATGCGATAGAGACTTAAAGTCCCGCAGCTCTATAAGAGAGTTGACAAGGCTTAGCTCAGCTTTGATAGTTGGCAGCATGGTTTTCATAGCCATGCCTTCAAGCATATCAAGGATAGCGGGTGGAGGTACGAAACCCCCATCCGCCCGACGCACCACAAATTCCGGTAAGCCCGCTAAGGGCAAACCGGGTTCCCCAAACGGATTCACGAACGAACCACTGTTGGTATAACCACCAATGGCGAACCTAGGATGATTGGAATTAGCAAACACATAGCGTGGATAGAAATCCGACGCTTCAGCTGCTATCATTCCATCAACAAGAGGAGTAGTGAGAGCCGTCCGATACGCCTTACGGTGTTCGAATGGTTTCCACGTTTCTCTTGGTCCCTTACTATTCGGAGTCATCTCTTCTTCAAAGACTACATAGTCTGAGATAGGGAGGTTTCTCGTGTAGAAAGGAGCATTGTCAGGGTTGAACTTAAAGTTCATTTCCAAGACAGTGCCAGGTTCATTTGTTGTACGTGAGACCGTGTTCATACGGATGGATTGTTGAGACATTGTTCAACATTAAGGGTGGCGCCCAACAGGGGC